CGGGTCGCTCGCGCCCTCGCCCGCCGCAAGGTGCGAGCCGAGCTGCAGGGTCGAGCCGTCGGGCAGGACGCGCGACACGGTGAAGTGGGACGTCTCGGGCGTGTCGTCGCTCTCTGGCGCGCCGGGAAACACCGACAGCTGGCATCCCAGCCTCTCGTCGACGAAGACGTTTAGCGAAGGCTTGGCTGGCGGTGCCCAGTCGGTCCGGAAAGTTCTCGAGACGGTGACCGATAGCGACGATCCGGCCGTGACCGTGAGCGTGACCCTATATTGCGTGTGGTTGACGAAGGCGTGTTGCGCGTAGCCGAGGACAAAGGAGCGCGCGTCCTTGTCCACAGCCCCGCTCCACAGGAGGTTGCCCCCGATGTCGCACAAAGACAGGTACTGCCGGCTGACGCCCGTCTCGTCGGCCACCTTCCACGTGAAGGCATGCGGCACCGCGCGCAGGGTCGCCCCGTCCGCAGCCGGATCGGTGAAGAATGCCTGGGGCGCGTCCGCAACGGTATAGGCCGCCGCGCTCGACCACGCTCCCCAGTCCTCGTCGAGGCCCTTGGTGCGCACGCGCACGGTGTAGAGGCCCTTGGCGTCCGTCGGCAGCTTCAGGCTCGTACCCGGGCCATCGACCGTCGTGGTGGTGGGACCCGTCGGCGTCGTGACCTGCACCTCGGCTGAGGTCTGCGCCGAGCCGTCCGGATGGTTGGGCACCCATTCGAGCGTCGCGGTCGAACCCGTGGCGTAAGCCGCCCTGACGCCCCTGATGGACGGTGCGAGCGGCGGGCATATTGTCGTGACCTCGTTTGACTCGGTCCACGGTCCCTTGAGGCCGCTCTTGACCGCGCGGGCGCGGTAGCGCACCGTACCCGCCGGCGCCTCCTCGTCCTCCCAAGAGGCGTTCACGTCCGCATCGACCCACGTCTTTCCACCGTCGGTCGTGAGCTGGAACTCCCAGCTGTCGACGAAGGCCGGCGCGTCGTGCCCCCTGAGCACGACCTTCGCCGCCTCCGCCTTGACCGCCTCGAGCATGCCGAGCGCCGTCGGCGTGGTGTAGATCGCCGGTGCGCTCACGCCGTAGTCCGACGTGCCGCCGGGGCCCGTCGCCTTGGCCGAGAAGATGTACATGCAGCCCGACTCGAGGCCGTTGTAGGTGTGGCTCGTGGTGTCCCAGCCCACGGTGCCGACGTCGGTGAACCTCCCCGGTCCGTTCTTCGCCACGCCGACGGTCACGGTCGACCAGGGGTAGCCGCCGTCCAAGCCCGTGTAGTCGCCGTCCCAGCTGACCTTCGCGCTGGTGTCGCTCAGGCGCTCCGCCCTGATGTTCTTCGGCGTGTGCGGCGTGTGGTAGGCGCGGCACGGCACCGTGACGGTGTTTGAGGCGTTCGACGTTCCGTTGCCGAAGCCGCCCGTGACGTTGATCTGCCCCGTGAAGGTGTGGTTGTAGGCGTTTCCGTTGCCGCGTGCGAGCGTGACGTCGCGCGAAGTGCACTGCACCCATACCCAGCCGGAGTTGTTCGTCGAGTAGACCGACCCTCTCCACGAGCCGCCCGCCGAGGAGCTGCCGTTAGCGTAGCAGTTGATGGCGTAGCGCGTGCCGTAGCCGTGCGTGACGCGGTATGTCACGGTGGTGTCCGTGCGCGCGACCTCGGCAACGTCCACGTACGCGCACCAGCAGTACCTGCTGTAGCCCCCTCCGCCTTGAACCCAGTTTCCCTGCGCCATACTACGCGACCCCCATCGCCATGCTCTGCTCCACCGCCGCGACGAAGCTCCTGAGGGCGGAGGCCACGCGCCCATCGACGCCCAGCAGGTCGCCGTCGAGGTAGAGGTTGTAAACGTTGCCGCCGCCCGCGATGCCCGCGGCCCCGCTGGCGGTCGCCCCGTATGCTCCGCCGCCGGTAACGCTCACGCCGAACACGGCGGCCTTCTCGACGTTGCGCACCGCCGACCTCATGGACTTCACCGGCTCGTCCGCCGTGTCGTCGATGCCGAGGGCAGCGCCCTGCATCACGTAGCCGAAAATCTTGCGGAACACGCGCGAGGGCGAGTGGATTCCGAGCAGGTTCTTGGCCGCTTCGATGGCGCCGCCCACCACGCCGGTAATCTTGCTCACGACCACGCCGGCCGCGCCGCTGATTCCGTTGGCGATGCCCTGCACGATATTGCGGCCGATCGATACCACGCGGCCCGGCAAGCTAAGGAAGGCGGACTCGATGTTCGACGCGATGCGTAGCGCCGCGCCCTTCACTGCACCGACTGTGCCCGAGATGGCGCCCTGCAGGTTGTACATGGCAACCTTGCCGAGGTTCGACAGCGTCGACGGCAGATTCTGGATGGCGCCGCGGATGGCGCTCACGATGTTGGCACCGCACGTGCTGACGAAACCGACCATGCCGGTGATGCCGTTGCCCAGGAACGTGATGGCGTTCCTGCCGAGGCTCAGCCAGTCGAGCGCCGACCACGCCGAGACGAAGGCCGAGAAGATGGCCGGGATGTTGGCTATGAGCGTCGGTATCGCCTGCACGATGCCGAGCGCCAGCGTCACGATTGCCTGGATGCCGGCACCGAGCAGTATCGGCGCGTTGTCGTTGATCGCGCTGGCGAGGTTCTGCACGATGACCGGGGCCTGCTCGATGATTGTCGGCAGGCTGTCGGCGATACCCTGCGCCAAGCCGACGATGAGGTTCGCCGCGCCCTCTGCCAGAACGCCCGCGTTCTCGGCTATGGACTCGGAGAGGCCGGTGAGAATCTGCAGGCCGCTCTCCGTGATGGAGGGCAGGTTCTCGGACAGGTAGCCGCCGAGCGATGTCATGAGCGACGCCGCCGTCTCGGAGAGGAACGACAGCCCCATCTCGATTCCCTCGGCGAGCCTGGAAACGACCTCGCCGCCCACGTCGGCGAAGCCCTCGGCGATGCCGGGCAGCGATGAGGTGATGTTCTCCTGCAGCGTGGACAGGTCGCCCTCGAGCAGCGTCAGGCCGTAGACCATGGCGAGGTGCAGAGACTCGAGCGGGTTGTCACCAGCCGACCAGATCTCGCCAAGGCCCTTGAAGCGCTCGCCGATCTCGTCCACGCCGTCCGACACGGCGGAGAGGATGCCGCCCATGGGCCCGGGCACGGCCTCCGCCGCGCTGTCGAGCGCCTGCGTGAAGATGTCGACGAACGCCTGGCCGAGTACGGGGCCCACGGACGTGACAAGGCTCGGTAGCTGCGACAGCGCCGTGCCGACGATGGTCGCAACGCGCGGGATGACGTTCGAGGCCGCCGTCTCGACCGACTCGACCAGCTCCTCGGTGAGCTTGCCCATATCGGCGTCGTCCTTGCCCAGCTCGGTCAGCCAGTTCTCCCAGGCGGCCTTCATCATGTTGACGCTGCCCTCGATGGTGGTTGCCGCCTCGCGCGAGGTCGTGCCCGCGATGTTCATCTGCTCCTGCATCGTGTGGATGGCAAGCACGATGTTGTCGAAGGACAGGCTCGACTCGTCCACGGCGGAGTTGACGGCGTGCGCATCCTTGACGAGGCGCTGCATCTCCTCCTTGGTGCCGCCGTAGCCGAGCTTCAAGTTATCCAACATCGTGTAGTTTTGTTTCGCGAATCCCTGGTAGGCGTTCTGGAGGTCCTCCGTCGCCGTGCCGAACGTGTTGGCGTTGTCGCTCATGTCGACCATCGCCATGTTGGCGTAGTCCACGGCCTTTACCGTGTCACCGCCGAGGCTCGACACCAGCGCTGCGGAGAACCCCGTCACCTGCTCCATATAGGCGTTTGCGCTCTGCCCGCAGGTCTTGTAGGCAGCATCGGCGTTCGCAAGCGCCTTGGTCTGCGCGATCTCGAGCTGCTGCCACTTCCCGCCGCACTGCTCGACGGTCTGCCCCGTGAGCGCGGCGTACTCGTCGAGCGACTTGCCCATGTTGCCGAAAATCTTCTGTATGCCGCCGACGTTCTGCTCGTACGCGGCGTAGGCCTGCGTGCTCGCCACGCCGATGGCGGCGACGCCCGCCCCCACGGCGGCGACGCCCACGCCTACCGCCTTGGCAACGGTCGCTCCGGCCTTGCCGAGCGTGCCCACGACCCTCGAGGCCACGCCCTCGGCCTTGCCGCTGGCCTCGTCCTTGAGGCCGACCTTAATCATCAGGTCGAGAAGGTTCACCTAGACCACCTTCAATCCCATCCGCTCGATGATGTCTGCGGCGATCTCGTCGCCGCTGCGCGTGTCCTCCGCCTCGGACCCATCGCCCGCACCGCCGTTGACGATGCTCAGGAAGGGCTCCTTGAGCCACTTCCCCTGCGCCATGAGGCGCACCGACTCGCTCAGGTACACGCGGAACGCCTCCCGCTCGTCCCGCTCGCGCCACCGCGCGACCATGTACCTACAGAAAGGGCGAGCACGCCGTGGCCCGACGTACTCGCCCAGACAGAGCCATATGTGAGATGGGTCCTCGGCGGCTATCCAAAAAAAGGAGCCAGGATGTCCTTGATGCCGTCGATGCCGTCGATGGCGGCCTTGATGTCGTTCACCCACTTCTTGACGGTGAAGTCGGCCTTGTACTCCTCGAGTGTCTGGCCGTCGAGCGCGGCGAGCAGCTTGTAGCTGATCTTGCCGCCCTGGCGCAGCACGTCGGGCAGAAGGCCAGCCACCATGTCCACGGCGAGGCCGTTGACCTCGGCGGTGGCGGCTGCCTTCGCGGCCTCGGGGTCGCCCTTCGCCTTGGCGGTCGCCTTGGCCTTCGCCTTGGCGGAGTCGGCGCGGAACTTGGCGTAGGCCGCCTTGGCCTTTGCGCCAAGCTCGCCGTTCATGACGTCCTCAGCCACGTCAGCCAGCATGCACATGGCGTTCTGGAACTCGTCGGCGGTAAGGTTCTCCAACTTCATGGTTAGGCTCCAATCTCCTGTTTGATATACAGCTCGTAGGGGACGATCTTGGGGTTCTTGATTGAGTAGTGGCCCGTGAACTCGAACGCGAACTGGCCCTTGGCCTTGTTCTGCGTCGTGATTTGCAGGCCGCCCGTGTTGAGTGCGTTGATGAGGCGGACGGCGATATAGCCGTTGCCGTTCTCGCCCGAGTAGTCGCCGATGAGCCAGATGTCGGCAAAGTCGTCCTCCGAGAGCGCGGAGCGCGGGACGATCTTCCCTGAGGTCTCGTCGGCTGCTGCCGCGAGCTTCTTGCCGAGCGCGGTGTTCAGCGTCACGAACGTGCCGCTCAGCTTGGCCTCGATGCTGTCGATACGCTTCAGCTCCATCGTGTTGGCGGGGCAGTTGTCGATGTCCTCGCCGTAGTCGATGAAGATTGGCGTGGCGGTGAAGCTGACTCCGCCGCTCGTCGCGCCCATCAGCTCGGACTCCGCGACCTCGGCGGTATTGGGGTTGAAGTTCGTGGCGAGCAGGCCCGCGTTGATGGCGATCTCCTTGAACGTGTTCTCGGGGATGCGCGTGAACTTAGACATATGACCTCCTAGTAGCTGGTCATGTACTCAATGGTCAGGTTGATGATTCGGCGCTTCACGGCGTTGTCCTCGTCGGCCATGGCGTTGCAGAACGGATCGCCCTGCATCACCCACATGCCGCCGCCGTCGCACGGCAACAGCACGCCGGAGAGCCCGAGCGCCCGGGCGACCTCCTCGGCCTTGGCGTTTGGCGCGACCTCGGACGAGGTCCGGTACCAGAGGTTCACCTCGGAGTTGCACTGCGTGCCGAACGCCGCGGTCGGCAGGTCGTAGGTGATGTAGGGCATCTTCGCCTCGCCCGGCACCGCCGAGTCGCGGTACACGGGCAGCCCGAAGCCCTCGAGCCACGCCTGCAGCGCCGCCGCCTTAGTCGCCATCCGGCACCTCCCACTCCTCCGCGCTGCACTGGCCGAAGCCAAACGACGCGCAGCGCGGCGCGGCCCCGTCGTCCGCGTTCGACGTGCAGCGGAATACCTGCCCGTCGAACGCACGCTGGAAGAGGTCGCCGTAGCGCAGCGGCTCGGCGGTCGTCACGGTGTAGACGTTCCTCACGCCGTCGTGCTCCGCGATGCGCGAGGCCGTGGAGCTGTCGCGCACGATCGCCGCCGTGAAGCCGTCGCCGACGGCCAAGACGGTCTTGAAGCCGCCCTCGCCGTCGGGCTCGGTCTTTGAGACGAGCCTCGCGCACGCTACCGCCATGCGCTCGTACAGGCGGCTCACAGCTTTCTCCAAGGGTCGAGGCGCGCCTTGAACTGCTGTCGCCACGTGATGGGCGAGCCGTCGCCGCCGACGCGCGTGTAGCTGTAGCCGCCGAAGCTCTCGGATGCGTACGGGCTGTCCAGCTCCTTGGCGTGCTCGGTCTGCCACGCCGCGATCTCGTCGGCGAGGTCGACCACGGCCTGCGGGATGGCGAGCGCCCAGACGGTGCCGACGAACTCCTCGTCCGTGAGTCCGTTGTAGGGCCACGCGTGCAGCCCGTCGTTGAGCGTCGAGCCCGTGATGCGGACGTACTGGCCCTCCTTGAGGCCGAGCGCCGCGGGCGGCACGAGGCTACCGCCCTCGATGCGGACGCGCCCCGTGCGCTTGTCGGCGACGAACCAGTTGCGCAGCGACAGAAGCACCTGCTCGAGCATCTCTGCGCCTATCGCTTGTCGGTGATGACGGCGGCAAGGCTCTTGTCGAGGGTCTTGACGCCGCAGAGCATGTCGATGGAGACGGTGTCGGTCTTGGTCTTCTGGTCGTAGCCCTGCACGACGCGCAGGCCGAAGCCGTCGTAGGAGGTGGAGAACGCCTTGGGGGCACCGAGCGGCATCTCGAGCTGGCGGGTCACGAGCGCGAAGGCGTTCTTGTGGAACGCGATGGACGGCGTGTAGTTGGCCGTCTCCGCCGTGGTCTTCTGCACGTTCTGGTCGCAGTAGAAGTCGAGGCCGTACTTTCGGCCAAGCGATGCCTCCTTGAGGGCGGTTCCGTTGTCGCCGACGGCGGACGCGTTGGTGAACGCCTCGGTGTTGAGCAGGTCGGCCTCGGCCTGGGAGCCGTAGACGAAGCGGCGCTCCGTGGAGGGCGCCTTGGCGTCCACGAGGAACTTGCGGGCGGCTATGATGTCCTCCACGGCGATGGCGCCCTTGGTGTGGTCGACGCGGTTATCGGTGATGTCCTTCTCGAGCGCGAGCAGGTAGCCGTCGATCTTGTCGGCGAAGGCCTGCATCGCCGGGACGATGAACTGCGCGGAGAAGTCGACGATGTTCATCGTCAGCTCCTTGGACGTGACGGCGAAGGTCACGTCGAGCAGCTTGTCCATCTTTACGGGAACCTTGCCCTCGGTTGCGTCCTGCACCACGACCTCGGTGGTGAACTCCTTGGCCTCGAAGGTGGCGGGCTTGCGGATGGTGATGGTGTCGCCCACGCCGGCGACGAACTCGGAGGAGTAGTCGCGGTGGACGAGGTTTGCCATGACGGCGTTGGTGCGCAGGGCGTCCAGCGCCTCGTTGGCGATGATGTTGGGTGTGAGGATGGTGTTAGCCATTTAGCCCTAGCCTCTCTGCTCCGCCTTGTACTTCATGTACTCGGCGGTGCTCATTTCGTTGATGTCCTTGCCGCCCTCGCCCTTGGGGGCGTGGGCCACGTCGGCGCCCTTGACGGTTGTGGTTGCGATGAAGTCGGCCCAGTCGGCCTTGATGCCCTCGGTTAGCTTGTCCGCGTCCTCGATAGCGCCGTCCTTGACGGTCACGTTCTCGAGGTCGGAGACCTTGAGAACGGTCTCGATGCGCTTGGGGTCGACGCCCGCCGACTCGAGCAGCTCTCGGTACAGGCTGCGCTTCTCGGCTGCGGCCTTCTCGCCCTCGACCTTGGCCTTGTAGTCCTCTAGGTTCTTGACGGCGGCCTTGTACTTTTCCTCGTACTCGTCCGCGCCCTCGCCCTTGGCCTTGAGTGCGTCCAGCTCCTTCTTGTAGCCGTCCGCCTTGTCCGCGGCCTCCTTGAACTCGTCGCGCTGCGCCTTGAGCGCGTTCACGCTCTCGGCATGCTCGTCGATGATCTGGTCGATCTTCTCGTCCTCGATGCCCATTGCCTTGAGCATCTTTCGCGTAAGTGCCAACAGAATCTCCCTTGCTTCGGAATGGGCGGGTTCCCACCTATTGCCTCGGCGGGGCCCGCGCCGCAATACCTCGCGGCAAGAGTGAGTATCCAAACGGAGTAACGCGGCCCTACGCGCCACCCCTCAGGTGCCTCTCGAGAATCGCCCGGTACGTGTCCCCGTGTCCCGTCGCCGCCTTGCGCAGGAAGTGCTTGCCCTTCATGCGGGAGGTCCCCTCCTCGACGTACAGCGCGTACTCGACGTTGGTGCCGATGAAGCAGTCGTAGCCTTTGAGGAGGTGCGTAACAGAGTTGCGCAACCTGCCCGTATCGACCGGGCACGTCGCCTTGGCGTAGCCCTCCGCGACGAGGCCTATCTCCTCCAGGCCCGTTTTATAGGCGCGCAGGAGGGCCTTCTCGACCTGCTCGATGTTGTTCTGCCGTATCTCGATGCACTCGGCGGTATCCAGCTTCGCGGCGTTTACGATCTCCTCGGTGATGAGGGTGCCGTGTTGGCCGTGGTCGCCGACGCCGCCGACGAGCCCGTAAGCCATCAGTCGAGCACCTCGCAACCGTAGCCAACGCGACCGTCGACGTCCGCCTCGATGGCCTCGATGGCTTGCATCGGAACGCCCTCGCACCCGAGCGTGCAGCCGTCGTCGGGCTCGACCTCGTCGCCGCGCTGCGTGCAGATGTAGGTATCCGGGAACGTGAAGCCGAAGCCCAGCTTTACGGCGCAATCTCCGCAGCTCGCACAAGTGAATAGCTCTTTCATGCCTGCCCCAATCTCTCTGCTGGCAGTGTCGCGGCACGGTCACGCGGCATGAAAAAAGCCCCGCCGTGGCGGGGCTGGCTGTGGTCTATTTGACTTTTATCTCGTTGGCCTTGTCCATCTCAAGCTCGATAGCAGATGGACTCTCGCCTCTGAGGAAAAATGGAATCGGGAAGAAGTCAATCCTCCCCGTTTCCTTGTCGATGGCATACGGAGTGTCGCCCGGGGCCATCTTTCCATCGAAACCGAAACCGACGAACCAATGGTATTTGCCCTCGTATGCGCACACCGGGCCGTATCCGTCTACGGCCTCTTCTTCCAGAATCGGCTTTATGGCCTCTTCCAATGTGAACATGTCAACCTCTTGTCGTCAGGCACTCGTCGATCTTGATGATACGCCGTTATACGCTAGAGACAGATTTCGGGGTCCTGCCTCTCGAGTTTTGGAACGCCAGAGTCCAGCGACTCCTTGAGGGCTGCATAGACCTCATCGACATTGCCGTACCATATCGGCTCATAGCCGAAACGCTCCTCGAAGTTGGCCGCGAGCTTGTCGACCTGCTCCCATGTATGCAATTCGGCAACCATCACAGCCCCTCCTTCATCATCTCGTCAAATATTTTACTCGATTCCGGTAGGTATTTGCGCAGGACGGCGAGAGATTCCGGGTTCGCGGTGCTTGCGCTGAAGAACTCGGCGAAGCCCTCTTGCGCAAGCCTTGCCAGCTGGTAGTCCTCGGACGCTCCCTTTGGCCGCCAATAACTCTTGCTGTGGCCCCATCCATCGTTACACTTGTTCAGCGTTGCCCCGCCGAAAATGTCGGAAAGGTCGGCCTTTTCGGCATTGCTCATCTCCCCTATCTCGGAGGCGACGGAACTATATGTGGCAGCCTTCGTGTGCTTGAGGCCCGAGAGCGCCTCGGCCACCTTGTCAGGATGTCTCCTTAGGTAGTCAGCATGCCATTCCATGAGGTAGCCATTCGACTCGAGCCATCCGATGTCCTTTGACTTGACTGCCCGTTTGAGCCCATCGCGCATCTCCTTGTGTCTTGCGTCAATGTAGGCTTCGACCTCGCTCTTTATGGTCTTGGCGAACACGCCGCCGCCGTACGTCCTCGAGATGTCCGCGTGCAGGCCGTCGATCATATGCCCGAACTCGTGGAACCAGGTCGTTCCTTGGGGTCTCAATCCATCTTTCGAAAACACTATTTCAAGGTTGAGCCTCACGCCACCGTCCGTTGGGCTGTAGTGGGCGGTCCCGCCCCATCCGCCGTTCAGCAAAACGAAATCCCGCTCATGCTTCAGGTAAACGCTACGGGCAGCCTTGTCCGAACGCTTGAGAATGCCCTTCACCGCATCCCTTTGATCCCCATTGAGGCACGAGTAGACGGAAGCAGACATATCGGGCTTGCCCGCGATGCGCCGAATTCGGGCCAGCGCCGCGTCCAACACCTTCTGCTGGTCGCCGGCGCTCATCTTGCGGAACGAGCCGGACGGTATGCCGTACTCCTTGAGCTGCTCGGCGAGCCTCTTCCTCGCCTCGGTCGGCGACACGCCGGCGGCATCCAGCTTGCGGGCCGTGCCGGGCATGTCCATGAACTCGGAGATGGTGCGGTCGGCCGGTTTGGCGCCGTTGACGGCGGGCTTGCCCGCCTTCCATTCCTCGTAGGTCATGCCCTCGGGCAGTCGGCTGAAACGCTCGCCGTCGAGCACGTCGAGCCCGTCACAGCACGCAATCAGCGTGCATCGGCAGTTGCACGTCTCGGCATACGGCGCCTCGGGGTCGCCCGGGTAGCGGCACCCGTTGCTGAACTTCTCGCCGACCTCCACCTTCTCGCGGTCGAGCTTTCTGTGGCTCGAGCGCGTGCGCCCGTCGAGCGTCGCCATCCATTCCTGCTGCACCTTGATGCCGAGCCCCTTGGCCCTCTTGTAGCTGTCGACGCGTCCGGCGTTCTCCGCCGCCGTCGTCGAGGTCCGCGCCAGACGCACCGCCGCCGCGCGGTTCGCCCCCGTCACGTCCTGCATGCGCTTGGCTATCTTTGGTATCGACTCGCCGAGCAGCACGCCCTGCGTGATCTGGTTGGCTATGAGCCGGCGGTTCCACGCCACGTCCTTGGCGACGTTGACGGACGGCTTTGGCAGGTAGCTGTCGTGGTCGGTGAGCAGCCTCTGGACGGTCGACGCGTCCTGCAGCGCGTAGGCCGTGTCAACGCCCACGGCGCTCTCGACCTGCCACGTGCCGTAGTTGTAGTTCTCGGCGTAGACCTCGGGCAGCCTGCCTTCGATGGCGGCGGCGGCGGCGACGTTCGCATGCGTCATGGCCTCGGCGCACTGCTTAAGGACGATTCGGTAGCGCCTGCCCGCCGCTATCTTCCCGCTTCGCCAAGACCTGTATTGAGCCTTGGTGATTTCGCCGGCCTCGAGACGCTCGCGCATCTTCTCGTCGTCGGCCTCGAACTGCGCCAGATAGCGCTTGAGGTTGGCGTAGGCCGTCTTGCTCGCCTCGCCGTACACTCCCGCCACCTCGCGCTCGAACGCCCGAATCTCGGCGTCTGAGAACTCGTGAGCGCTATCCTTCGCCATGCGCCGCCTCCAATCGTCGGCACGCATGGTCGCCCGCGCATAACGGAAAAGGGCCCCGACCGAAGCCGGGGCCCTTCCCTACTCGCCGTCTGCCTCTAGCATCTGGCGTACCTCGTCGCGCCAGCGCCCGGGAACGCTCTCGAGCGTGCGCTTGCCGCTCTTCACGGCGCGGTAGTAGATCTTCGCCAAGTTACTCACCTCCAACGATGTCGCCGAGCTCGAGAAGGGCCGCCTGCGAGTCGGCGACCTGCTGCTGGAGCGATGCGATCTGCTCCTCCATGCTCATGCCGTCCGCCTCGTGTGCCGCCCAGACGGTGTCAAAGTCGGCCTTTGCGCCATCGACCGTCAGCTCGCCCGTCGGGTCGGTGAAGTGCAGCTCCTCGTAAGTGAACACCTTCACCTTGACGGAACCGCCCTCGCCGCCCTGCCCCTCGCGCTCGCCCTCGGCGATGCCGCGGCGCAGCCAGACGTCGGTCCCCGCGATCTCGACCGTCTCGGGCCTCTCGCCCGTTCGCTCCGACTTCACAACCATTTTTTTCCTCCTAACCCACGGCCCTCGCCGCGTTGAATGTGCACCGCTTGACGTTCGTCTGGTGCTCCATGACGGCCGTTTTCAACCAGCCCCAGTAAGAGCACACGCGCCTCGCCAAGCGCTCGGTGCGCCTGCGCCTGTAGCGCGCGAACGCGCGTCGCAGTCGTTTCCAGAGCCTCTTTCGCAAGTCGACCCGGCGCCCGCGAGCGCACCAGATGCGATAGCCCGCGAAGTCGATGGGCTCGGCGCCGTTGCGCCTCGCCTTCCACGTTTTCAGCGACAATCCTAGCCGCCCCAAAACGCGCGCGGCGATGGCCGCGGCCTTCCTGAGCGAGCGCTTTGAGTTGCCGAGAAAATAGCCGTCGTCGGCGTACCACACCTGGCATCCCGCGAGCCTCACGCGCTTGCCGCGCCGCTCCTTCGCCGCCTCCTCGACCGCATGATACGCGAACGAGATCACGAACGCCGCCAACCGAAGCGACAGGTAGCTGCCTAGGATAAGGACGCCGTCCATCGTCGACAGCAGCGAATGGAGCAGGTAGAGGACTTGGCTGTTCTTGACGTAGCGCGCCACCAGACCCTCCACCATCTCCGTCCGCATCGAGCCGTAGCAGTTGCGGATGTCGACGTGCACGTGGTAGGCGAAGCGGTGAGCCTCGCGCCTGAGCTTGCGCATCCCCAGCGCCGCGCCCTTGCCCTTGACGCCGCTCGACACCTGCCAGAAGCCGACCTTGGCGGCAAGGAGCGGCTCGAGTGCCTCTACGCACAGGTAGTTGCACACCTGCCGCTTGATGCTCTCGACGCTTATCTCGCGCAGCTTGCCGCTGTTCGGGTCGTGTTTCAGATAGGTTCGGATGGGCTCAAATGCCAGCGTCTCGGTCGAGAGCTCTAGCCAGATGCGGTCGACGAACGCCGTCTCGGTGCCGTATTCGTCGGCGACGCGCCAGCCGTTCTCCTTGCCGGAGTCGCTTTTCTTCCATCGGTGCAGGGCCTCGACGACGCTCTTGCGCGTGAACTCGAGGCCCTTGCAGTAGGTTTTCATAGATCAAAGCTCTTTCTGTCTGTCATACGAGCGTTCGCCTTGCGGCTACCAGCCCGTGAGCCTTGCGGACAAATTTCACTCAAAGGAGTCAGGCTGAGCCGCGTCCCGCCAGAAAGCGGCGGGCGCGGTAGACACGGTGCGAGTAGAGATTTATAGACAGATTGCCGGGAGACGAAGTTCCAAGCGGCCCTACCGGACCCGTTCCTCGAGTTCGCGTAACGAAGACCGGCATTCGAGCCGTTCCTCAGGTTGCCGAGGAACTGAACCAGAAACCAGCGCCGCCCTCACCGTGAATCCCTGTTTGGGGTTAGGAGGGGGCCAGCCCCCTCTCAGGGCTACGCCCTGATTCACCCCCGGCTACGGCCCGTAGCAGAAAGCCGGGAGACGAAGTACCAAGCGGCCCAACCGGACCCGTACCCCGAGTACGCGAAACGAAGACCGGCATCCGAGCCGTCCCACAGGAGGCCGAGGAACAGAACCAGACGGATTGTGCCCCTGACCCTACCTCCGGAGGTGTCGAAGTAGAAGTAGTCGCCGACACCGGTCGTCGCCGAGCCGCCGAGCCCCTTTCCCAAGATGAGGCCGTTGACGAACTGGATGTCGAGCATGTAGCCGTCCGACGTCGGCATGCACGCCGCCGTCGGGGTCACCCCGTCCGCCACGGCGTTCTTCTTCTCATTGCGTGTGTCGGGGTTGACCGCGATGCCGAAGCCCGTGCCGTCGGAGACGAAGAGCGTATCGCCCATGAACTCCCACAGGCCCAGCCCCGTCTCGACGCCGCCGACCTTGAACGGATGCTTGCCGTCCTTCGCCACCTGGCCGTCGCCAACGAGGGCATCGGTGTTGCCCGTGCACCACGGCGCACTCTGGAGCCATGTGTTCACGGTCGTGTCGAACGCCTTGGCGACGTCCATGAGAAGCGCCACGTTGCCGTCCGCGAGCGTCTCCTTGCCGCCGACGACCGCGCCGTCGAACACGTCGTACGCCGCCGCGGCGCCTCGGTCGGGGCACGTGGTGCCCGTGTCGGTGCCGTACATCATCGACGCGCCCACGGGAATCTTCGCCGCCTGCTCGGCGGTGACGACCACGCGCGTGACGCCCGTCTCGGCGAGCGCCGGGTGGATCTGGACGTTGAAGTCCGTGCAGCCCGGGAAGTCCACCTGGGAGGACTTGCACAGCGTCTTGGTCAACTGGTGGAAGTTGATGTACCACTGGTCGTAGACGCTCATGCCCGAGTAGCCCGTGGTCGCGGTCTTGCAAAGGTCGACGAGCGAGTCGTGCGACGTCGTGCGGTTGGCGACCTTCGCGCCCGAGACGGAGCGCGGGCGCCCGTCGGCGTCGATGCTCATGGGATACGTCGGCGTCAGCATGTACGGTCGCAGCGTGCCGTCCGGCAGCAACGCCTTGGGGTTCGGCTGCGAGCCGCTGAATCGGCTGTCGGACCACGAGACGAGCAGGTTGCCGTTCGTCAGCACCTCGACCGCCTGCCACACGACCGGCGCGATCTCGTAGACGTTGTTGCCGTGTCCGTTGTCCACGCGCGAGAAGCCGTAGTCGACGCCGTCGATGGCCTCGACCCACGGCACGCCGTCGGCGTCGGCACCGGCGTTGGCGGACACGTGGAACCACGGGCCGCCCTCGGTGTCGAACGGGTCGACAGCCGCGCTCGTCGCCGTCGCGGGCACGAACTCGGTGGAGGCCACGCGCTTCGCGGCGGCGCTCATGGGCTGGATGCCGGTGGGGCTGCCCGCCGGGATGAGGAACGTGTACACCAGCCCCGTCTTGTGCTTGTCGACCATCGCGGCGATGCTCGCGTTCTTATAGCGCCCGGTCGAGGCGTCGCGCTCGAGCGCCTTCTGGTCGCCCAGGCTCTTCACCGCGCCGACAAGCGCCCACACCGCCTTGTCCGATGCCAGCGGGTCCGCGTACTCGAACCCCTCGGTTGCCTGCGTATCGGCCATTTAGGCACCTACCTTTCGCATCTGGCAAATCTTGCCGTTTACCTTCTTGAGTCCCAGCGCCGTCACGGCAGCCGCCGAGTCGATAATCGACTGGTAGTTCAGGGCTGCCGTCTTGGCGTCCTTGAGAGCCGCCTGCGCGTCGGCGAGGGCTTTGGTCGAATCCTGCTCGCGCTTCTGCTCGGCGGTCTTGCGTCCGGCCTCAGCCTCCTTGCGCTCCGTCTCGTTCTGCCCGCGCTCGGTCTCTTTCTCCTTGCGTGCGGTCTCGGCGTCGGCGCGGACCTTCTCCGCCGTTTCGACAGAAGCCTTGAGCAGCTTGAACTCGTCGTTGACCTTGTTCACGCCAGCCGCCGCGTCCGTCGCGGGCCTCTTGAGCTCCGCGATCTGCTCGGCGGTGAGGTCGCTGTATCTCAGCGCGTCGCCCTTCGGCACGCCGACGACCAGCACATTGTTCTCCATCGTCGCCGTTGCCTCCGAGCCCGAGGTGAGCGTCGTGGCGCGTGCCCCCTTGACCTCGGCGGCGACAGCCCTGTCGCGTGCGGCCTCCGCCGCCTTCTGCGCGGCCTTGGCCTCGTCTCGCGCCGTCTCCGCGTCCTTGATGGTGCGCTGGTCGCTCGGCTCGTAGATGTACTCGGCGGGCTTGGCTCGCCTCTTTACGTCCCAGAGCGCCTCGATGCGCGTGCGCCCGCCGTACGCCTCGTCTGTGATGTAGGCCCATGCGTACACGCGACAAGCCGCCTGGAGCAGCTCGTCGGGAATCTTCGCCTTGCCGTTGGCCACCGCGACCGTGTAGCACGTCCCTGTGGTCGACTTGGCGAAATGCACCTGCTCGCAGCCGACAACCTCGACCTCGCGCCCGGTGTCCCACTGCCACAGATCGCCGTCAAGCACCTGCAATGCCGCCATCACTCATCACCTTCCTCATCCTCGTCCTCGTCGTTGTCGTCGCCCTTCTGGGCGCCCTTCGCGTTCGCCGCCAGGGCGGGCGGCAGCGCGGCCATGCGCTCCTCCTGCTCCCGCTGCTTGCGCTCCAAAATCTTCGCCCTCTCGTCGGGCGTGATGTTCGGCAGCTTTCGCAGGATCGTCTCCTCGTCCAGCCACTCGGCCTCCAAACACACGGTCTCGACCTGCTCCTTGGTGTTGCTGATGCGAGTGCGCGTGAATACGGGCGTGTCCTCGATGCCCTGGAGGGCGAGGATGTCCATGATGCCCTCGCGGATGTGGCGCTCGAACTCGGCGGCCTCCTCGTCCATCGGCTGGTATGCCGCGTCGATATGGTCGTTGGTCGCACCCGCCGCGATGGTGTGGACGTCCAGCGCGCCGAAGTCCTCGTAGATGTCGGCCTTGATCTGCGCCAGCGTCTCCTTGCGGCCCTCGACGGGCACCTCCTGCGTGTACGGCGTCACGGACTGCCCCTGCTCGGCGTCGACCTCGGCCACGTGCGTCAGCTTGAGCTTCGCCCGCCACAGGTCGAGGTCCCTGTCGTCCATGCCGCCGGCTCCGTTGACGAGCCAGTAGATCTGCGCGCAGTCGCGCGTGTCGTTCACCAGGCCGCTCTTGATGAGGTCGTAGGCGTCGATGCTCTCGCGCATGCCGACGAGCGTGCTCTGGTGCGCATCGCTGCCCCAGACCGCCACGATGGGCAGGCGGGAGTAGTTCTCCGCATCGACGGCCAGCTTCATCCCGTCCGCCGGTATCTCCTGATATGTGACCTTGTAGGCGCGCTTGGCCTCGGCCACCTCGAAGTCGAAGCCGCTGCCGCCCGACACCATCTCCGTGTAGCCGTCCTGCTCGTAGAGGGTCGCGTGCCACGGGTGGTCGGAGTCGAGCCGCCAGAACCTCACGCCGGCGTATAGCGCCCCCGAGTACTCGTCCCACACCGGGCAGAACTCGTCGGCGGTGAACACGTCGACGTGGTCGAGGTTCCAAAACGGGAATGACGCACCGTGGATGAGCGCCTTGAGCCCCATCTCCATGACGTCGTCGTCGAATCGGTCGCCAAGCCCCTCCTTGGTCGTGTCCTTGCCGCCCGCCGAGACGTCCACGAAGCTCACGCCCTTACCGAGCGAGTACGTGCAGCGCTGGACGTTCAGACGCTTGAACAGGTTACTCGCCAGCCTCAGCTTCGAGGCCGTGAAGTCCTCGGCCTCGGCACCGGAGCACGAGTAGATCTTCTGCACGAAACGGTTGATCGTGACGTTGTGCTGGCGGTAGTACTCGTTCGCGGTGACGGCGTTGCGGTACATCTCGCTCGACATGTGCCGCTCGATGGCATCTGCCGCGAACGCCGTCGCCGACGCCGCCGCCTTGAGGTCGCCATCGGTCACCAAAGGCCCCTTAGACAAAGCCGCTACCTCCCTTCAAAAAATGGGTTTACCTGCCGTTTCGCAGGCTTGTACATGCGCAGTGTTGCCACGCCGTAACGGAGCGCGTCGCAGCTGTGGTCCTCGACCTTGACGGGCTTGTCGCCGTCCGCCTTGGCATCCCAGCAGTAGCCGCCGAGCTCGCCTATCAGCCCTGCGCAGGCGTCGGAGATGCGCACCGTGCCGTTGCCCAGGCACACCCCCGTCTCTCGTATGCCGTCCGCGACGTCGTTGCGCCCCTTCTTGGTCTTGAACCCGGCCTGCCGCATCGCGGCGATGAAGCTCGTGGCGCTCGGGTCGATGATGAACGTGGGCGGCTTGCCCAGCCCGTGCACGAAGTCGGCCATGTCGGCCACGTAGTCGGCGTCCGTCTTCTGGTGCCCCGTGTCGCGGCCCGAGTAGCGGTACTCGTCCACCACGTGCCACACACGGCCGTCAAACGCCCACAGAAGCGCCGCGAAGGCGTTCTGAGTTCCGTAGTCGCAAGACACCGCGTACTTGGCGGCGCCGCCCGTATACCGGCTCTCTAGGGCACCCTCCCACTCGGGGTAGACCAGGCCCTCGGCCAGCGTCCACTTGCCCAGGATGTAGCGGTCGTAGTACACGCCGCTGCCGTAGTCCTTGATGAGGGCCTCGATGACATCCGGTGCCAGCGCACCGTCCCAGATCGTGTAGTCCTGCCTGTAGATGTCGCTGTCGCCGTCGAGGAACCGCTTGAACCAGTGGTTGGGGCTGTCGGGGTTGCAGGTGCCGTCGAAGCGGCTGTGCTCGCAGCGCAGGCGGCTCTTGAGCATCTGGAACACGTCTTCGCTCCACGTGGCGACCTCGTCGCCGTAGACCCACTCGAACGTGGCGCCCTGAATCTTGGATACGCTCGTCTTCTTATCCGCCCCGAGGCAGTAGACCTTGCGCCCGAATATCCGGGCCGTGTTGTCCCGCCCGATCTGGCTGACGACGTCCTCGCTGTAGAGCGAGCGCATCGGCTCGAGGATGTTGCGCTCGAGCGTCGAGCGGGTGTTCCCGATCATCACCGCCAGCCCCTCGCCCCTCATGGCGAGAAGCCTCTGCGGTATGGTCACAGCTATGTCGACGTAGCTCTTGCCCGAGCCCGTCGCCCCGCACTTCACGTTGTAGCGGTGCGTGCAGTTGGCGAGGTACTCGCGCTGCATCCTCGTGAGCGGCATCGGCTACTCGTCCCCGCCGATTGAGGACGGCACGGACAGCACCAGCTCCTTGGCGGCCTTGAGTACCGCCGTGTCGGTGGTGTCCATGGTGCGCTGCGCCTTGGCGTACTCCTGCGGGTACTTGCGCTCGAGCAGCCACGCCGCCGCCTGCCAGCTGTCGCTGCTCGCGTCCATGATGCGGCCCACGAGCGTCGCCTTGCGCTCCACCTCGGCCTTTTTTAGAACGTGACACAGTTGACGCTGATTGTCTGTTCTGGGGTGGTTGATCCATCGGCTGTAGGTCTCGCGTGCGACCCCGAGATATGCGGCGATGTCCCTGTCGGTCATTCCGGCACGGCACAGGCGGACGGCATCCTCGATGCCCTCCTTGGTCAGCTTTTCACGCCCTTTTCCCGCCACAAAATCACGTTTCCGCTGGTAGATAGCCATATGGAAACGCGAACGTTCCCACCTTTTTACGCACGTGGACAAGCGCGTGCGTTTGCCCACGAGCGTAAAAAGGGGGTAACGGACAAAGAAAAGGCCCCGGTTTTCCGGGGCCTTTCGGCTACTCGACCTTCTTCCTGTGCGCGGCCTGTCGTATGCGGTTGCTCTCCGCCTCTTCCTCGAGCCGCCTCTTCCGCTCCGCCAGATAGCACCCCTTGCACAGCCTCCACTTCTTCGCCTGCGCCGAAGTGTCGAACACGGGCCGCGCGTCGCACACGATGCACAGACCGTCCGTTCCGGTCGAGAAGCGCCCGTACCGCTGCCGCGCGTGCCTCACGGCGCTCGGCGTCACCCTCAGCTCCGCCGCGATCTCCGCCGCCGTCCGCTCCGGGTGCGCCTGCATCCGCCCTATCATCTCGTCGGTCCAAAGGACGTAAGAGGAGCGCCCCTTCCGGAGCGCCCACTCGTCCCTCAACGGATGTGCTGACTTTGTGGATGGGCCTTTTGGCCCATCTCCTACAGGTGGCCTACACGCCATTCGCATACCCCCTAAAACTCGCCCGCCACGGCAGAACCTTATCAAGCGCCGGGTACCAACTCACCGAGGGCGCTCGATTATCGACCCGCAATCAGGGCAGTACGTTGCATCCAGTAGGTATAGCGCAGTGCACCCGCACTCTGAACAAGCTGTGCGCCCGTCCTCGTCCTCGACGAGATGGCACGTCGGACGGTCGATTAGGTCGGCGATTTTTTCGAGCGGCGCATTAGAGCTGCAGATTGCGTTTTTGTTGCCGAACAGAGCCTCCGATATTTCGGAGCACTTAAAGTAGGAATCGCCACAGCAGTTACAACTACGTAGGAACCTCGCAGCCTCAATCCGTTCTTTCGCAGCTTGGCGTGCGCCCTATCCCTCGCCTCCGCGATCTCCTCGTCGGTCTTGCCGGCCATGGGCTGAGAAATCATCGCTCGTTTAGTCAACATAGCTCACCCTTTCATTCCATAGATCTGCAGCGAACTCCTCGGCGTACTCGAGGTCCGTCCGTGCGCCGCATCCCAAGCAGCTCACGTAGAAGGTGCGCAGACCTTGATACTTGCCCTGCTGCATCTCAGCATCGCCGCCGCAGAACGGACAGGGTTTCAGCTTGATTTCGTCCATCAGTCCTCCCTCGTCAGCTTGCGACCGCAAATCGGGCAGTAGAAAATACGGCGCGACTGGAAGTTGGGCGTGAGGACGCTATACGGATACTCGTTGCAACGGATGACGGGCTCACCGACACCCTTCCAGAAGATTGTCATTTCGTAGCCCGCATCATAGGCGAAGTCCACGGGGTCGCCAGTGCAGAACGGGCATGGCTTCGATTTGGTTTCGGGGTTCATTCGTCCTCACCCCTCAGCTCGCGGATGCGCTCCTTGATGGCCTCGAGTGCCAGCGAATCGCAATGGCATTGACTATCCCTTGGCAGGACGCACGTTGAACATTCTTCTGACGGGCTGTACGCGCAAAGGCTGTCTGCCTTAATGCACCTGTCCAAGTCCTCTTCGAGCTTCTCCCAGCTGTCGGGCGAGGTGATGTAGAAATGAATAGAGTTGGCAAACTGCGTATCGGTCTCAATTTCCCATCTGTCTTTTCTTCGGTAGTACGTGAAGCTGAGCACGTCCTGCTTTTCACCGTCGTGTGTGTACAGACACTCGGTATCTAGCGGAATCTCGCGGCCCTCGGCATCTTTCGGCAATTCGACGCTCATCACTCAACCTCCTCGTAGTCGCGGCACTCGCCGCACTCGTCCTCGCAGTACAGCAGGTTTCCCATGAGCCACGCCACGGCCCACTTCGCCAGGCGCCAGAACCCCTCCTTGCGCTCCGGTGCTTCAGCGTCGAAGGCGCGCTCGAACCCGAGGTGGCAGTAGCCGTAGCCGACGTGGATGTCGCTGCTGCAGAAATGCCTGCAGTTCCCGCACATCCTAGGCTCGCAGGCCCCGCCGAAGTGGCGCTCGATGGCGGCGTCGGTCACCCCCATCGGGTAGCCTCCGACCCTCGAGTCACTCATCGCACTCCACCGCCCCCGTGCTCTCGTCGAGCAGGTCGATGGCATCCCCGACGGTCGCCTCGATGCTCGTGAGCTGGCGGCGCAGGTTCTGCACGAGGTTCGCGTCGGCGATTCCCGCCCTTCCCGCCTCGTAGGCGCGCTCGATCATGTCGACCACCGCGACCTGCATCGCCGTGTCGTTGTAGCCGCGCTTGACGCGGTACTTCCCCAGATAGGCGTGCGCCCTGTCCTGCGGCCTGCACTCGCGATCGAAATGGAACACCTCGACCGCATCCGCCTTGATCTGATCCAAAGTCTCCATCACAGACGTCCTCTCTCCCAATTCCTCGCATTGCAGCGCCCGATGGCCGCGTCCACGTCCTCCTGCGTGAACCCCTCGGCGTCGAGCAGGTTGACGACCGCCTGGACCGTGTCCATGCACTCGTCGATAAGGTCCTGGCGGTACGCCCGGCGCGCCGCCATGATCTGGCTGTGGCGCACGCCGTCGTGTAGCTGCCAGGCTCCGAACACCTCGGCCGCCTCCTCGAGCGGCTTGAGCGCCTGCGCCTTGGGCGCATCCGGCTTGTCGAACGCGCCGAACGCGAGCCTGTAACCCTCCCGCATCAGACGCACCTCCCCTGTGCCAGCGCCGCGCGCATGGCGTTGATCTCGCGGCCCCTCTCGCCCCTCGCGCCGAGGTACACGTCCACGGGCCGCTTGTTCTCGTTCCTCTCGGCGTCCAAGCTCACGACGCCCTCCTCTCGCATGCGGCCCTCGCGTCCAGCAGCCTCTGCGCGTCCTGGTACGCCTTGAGCGCCACCGGGTCGGCGGTCGTCCCCCTCGGGGCCTTCACCTTCGCCGGGTCGATGCCCGGGTGTTCCTCTCGCCACCTGCGCTCGAGCTCCGCCCTCGTCTGCTCGGGCGTCCTCGTCGGCTTGAACGTGGCGGCCTGTATCTCGGCATCGGTCGGCTTGCCGCGGGCATGGGCCTCGGCGTCGAGGCGTTTCTGGTTGCCGTTCCACAGCATCGCCGCGGCCTTGAGCGAGGCCACGGGAATCCCGTTCGAGCGGATCCAGCCCTGCGACTCGTAGTGCGCCCAGAACTTGTCGGGGTCGCCGCTGATGCAGTTGGCGGCGAAGTACGCGCGGCACTCGTCCAGGGTCGGCGGGGCGAAGCCGTCTGCGTCGCCGCCGCGCGCACCATCAACACAAGCTAGGCTAGGTAAAGCTAAGCTAGGACAGGTTAGGTTAGGGTTTTCGCTTTCGGAAACCTCGGTTTCGGGTTCTGAAAACCTAGGTTTCCCGTTTTCAAAACCTAGGTTTTCGCTTTCGGAAACCTCGGTTTCGGGTTTTTGCTCAGGCTTGGGTTCATGCTCCGGCTCTGCCTTGGCCTTGCGGGGCCTGCCGCCCTTCTTGGCCTGCTCTCGCCTTTCCTTGGAGTTGTCGATGGCGTTCTTGAGTCCCTTGAAGGCCCTCTTGACGTTCTTGGGCAACTCGATCTCGACCCCGTGGAGGCCATACATGAGCACCGCGTCCGCGAGCATCATGCGCTCCCTCATGTCCTCGGGGTCGTTCGGGTCGTAATCGTCGTAAAGCTCGGCTATCGAGTCGGCGAAAACCGTGAAGTCCTTGGCCATCAGAACCACCACCATAGAAGCGAAGAGAAGAACAGGAAACCCGCGGAGAAGGAGGCGGCGAACAGAGCCGCCTCCCAGTGGTCGCGGATGATGTCGGGTACGTGCCTCATCAGAACGGCACGTCCTCGTCGTAGAACTCGGGCTGCGGGGCCGCGGCGTAGGCCTGCTGGGCGCTCCACTGCGGCGCGGCCTGCGCCTGCGGCTGCACGGGCACCGTGTCCGCGAGGCTCTGCTGCGGCTGGGCCTGCGCCTGCCCCTCGCGGCGCACCATGACATCGAGCTCGTCGACGATCACCTCGAGCTTCGAGCGCTTCTGCCCGTCGCGCTCCCAAGAGCTGTAGCGCAGCTTGCCCTCGATGGCGACCTTCATCCCCTTGGCGAGGAAACGGCTCACGGCCTCGGCGCGGTTGCCGAACATCGTGCAGTCGACGAAGTTGGGGTAGTCCTCCCACTCGCCGGTCTGCTGGTTCTTGCGGCGGTCGTTGACGGCCACGCCGAAGCCGAGGACCTGCATTCCCGACGCCGTGGCGCGAAGCTCCGGGTCGCGGGTGAGGTTGCCGCTGATGCACACTCGGTTGATGCTCAC